AAGAACTTCTGCGACTAGTTTCCATTACTTCTATTACGAGTCATTTTAATCGTGAAATCTTTGTCAATTGGCGTAAAAAGGTCGGTGAGGAGGAAGCTGATAAGATTACTAAAGCGGCGACTTCTCGCGGCACGGATATGCATTCTCTTACGGAGCACTACCTTAAGAATCAAGATTTGCCGTCTGTTGCGCCGATTGCGGATTTTCTTTTTAAGATTGCGAAAACGGAGATAAAACGCATAAATAATATTTACGCCCTTGAAGGGTCCCTATATAGTAAGCAACTGGGTATTGCTGGGACAGTTGATTGTATCGCTGAATATAACGGCGAGTTAGCAATAATTGACTTTAAGACTTCTAAAAAACCAAAACCACGTGAGTGGATTGAACACTATTTTGTTCAATGTATGGCATATGGTTGTATGCTGTACGAACTGACTGGTATTTCAGTCAAAAAACTTGTAATCATTATGGCTTGTGAAAATGGAGAATGCGTCGTCTATGAAGAATATGACAAATCAAAATACATCAAACTACTCGGCAAATACATTAGAAAGTTTGTTGGAGATAAATTGGAACTCTATGGAACCAAATAAAGAACTAGAACAGGCAATAGAAAGTAAATTTTTAACGCCGTCTAAATTTGCTCTTGAGATTGAAAAGATCGTAGCAGAAGAAAATCTGAACTACATTGATGCTATCTGCCACTATTGTGAATCCAATAGTCTTGAGGTAGAATCGGTAGTGAAACTCATTTCAAAACCTTTGAAAGAGAGATTAAAGTGGGACGCAACTCGTCTTAACTTTATGAAGAAAACTTCTCGCGCACGTTTGCCTCTGTAATGTCACCCTTTGAATGTTATACTCAATACTTGGGATTGAAGAATCACTTCACCAATCCCAAGTATGACTATTTTAGGTATCATCAAAAAACAAGAGCATCATTAACTTCGTTTAATAAACGTAAGGACAAATATTTCTTTGAGAAATCTTCTAGGAAGTATTCTGACAAGGAAATAGTAGACTTTTTTGTATCAAACTTTGTAGAAGCAGACAACCCACAAAACTTATGGATTGGCGAAATTATCAATTCTGGCGAAAGAACATACGCAGAATGGATGAGACGACAGCAGAGTTTGACTTACTTGTTCAAAGAACAAAGCAACGAATTGTTCTTGGAAACAAAATTAGAGGATGCTTTGAACTGTTCCAAAGGTCATCCACCCGTTCTAAAAAAGTTCCTGAGCGGGAAAATTTCTATTGAAACCCTAGTCATCTATGATAAAATATTCCTGTTCGGGAAAAAGTTTGATAAGAAACTTTTAGATCCGGTGTGGGAAACCGTCAGTCTAAAAATTTCAAAGTATTCTCCATTTCTAAATATTGACGTATTCCAGTTTAAGCGTATTTTACGGGAAATCATAGATGAGTAATTTTTTTGACTCTGATATTATTCAAGAAGAACTGAAAGAAATTAATAAGTTGCAAGAGGAGATTTACGGAAGTATTCTAACTTTTGGTGGAATGTCCCGTGAGACCAAACTGGAACACATTGAAAAACTTGAACTCTTGCTAGAAAAGCAGAGAGTGATGTATACTAGGTTGTCCCTTTCAGACGACCCCGAAGCGGTTGAAATGAAAGAGAACCTTCGCAAATCAGTGGCACTGATGGGTTTCCCACCAGAGACTGATATGAATATATTATTCAGTAGTATGAACAAAACCATTGAGTCCCTCAAGCAATTCATTGACCATTGAGGCAATTTCTGTTATACTATCCGAGTAATCCCCCGAATCCAAACTATCCGAGGTAATCCAAATGTCTTTTGCTGACCTTAAAAAGCAGTCTAAACTTGGTTCTTTGACCGCTAAACTGGTTAAAGAAGTGGAAAAAATGAATACTAGTAGCGGTTCTAGTGATGACCGCGTATGGAAACTGGATGTAGATAAGAGCGGCAATGGTTATGCCGTAATCCGTTTCCTTCCTGCTCCGAACGGTGAGGACCTGCCGTTCGTGAAACTCTACAGTCACGCATTCCAAGGTCCTGGTGGTTGGTATATTGAGAACTCTCTGACTACTCTGGGTCAGAAGGATCCTGTGTCGGAACTGAACTCCGAACTGTGGAATAACGGCACCGATGCTGGTAAAGAACTGGCACGTAAGCAGAAGCGTAAACTGACTTATGTGAGCAACATTTACGTTGTGAAAGATCCTGCTAATCCTGCCAACGAAGGTAAAGTCTTCCTGTTTAAGTATGGCAAGAAGATCTTTGACAAACTGACTGCTGCAATGCAACCTGAGTTTGAAGATGAGGAAGCGATTGATCCGTTTGATTTCTGGCAAGGTGCTAACTTCAAACTGAAAGCGAAGAACGTTGCTGGTTATCGCAACTATGATTCCAGTGAGTTTGCTGCATCTTCGCCTCTTCTGGACGATGATGACGCAATGGAAGCAGTGTGGAAGAAGCAGTATTCTCTTGCCGAACTCGTTGCTGCCGATCAGTTCAAGACTTATGATGAACTGAAGAAGCGTCTTGAGTATGTGCTAGGTTCCAAAGGTTCTCGTCGTGTAGATGAAGAAGTTGCTGAAGAGGAAGAGTATTCTCGTGGTTCTGCGAAGGAACTGACTGAGGATCTTCGCTCTGAACTCAATAGTCTTCAACCCACTCGTCGTGCTGCTGCAGTTGAGGAAGATGAGGATGATGATGCCCTGTCCTACTTTGCCCGCCTTGCCGAAGAGTGAAATCTGATTACCACATTGACCGTGTAAGTAAATCCGAAGCCGCAGAGTTACTTCTGCGGTTTCATTATTTGAAGGACTTCTCAAAAGACTTCAAATCTGGATGGAACTATGGTCTCTACGAGAACAATGACTTCTGCCCACTCAATGTCGGTGGAATTAAAGGAATCTGTATTTTTACTGGACTTCCCGTACCTGAAATTGCTAAAGGGGCATTTGGATTAGAACGAAATGAACAACAAGGACTCTTCGAACTCTCAAGACTTTGTATCGAACCTAGTACGCAGTCACGCGAATATAACATCACTTCTTGGTTTGTGTCACGAGCGATTAGACAACTTCGGAAAGATACTGAAGTTAAAGCAATCATTTCTTATGCTGATTCAGATTACCATTCTGGCACAATTTATCGTGCTTGTAACTTTAAATATGCAGGTCTCACAGACCCTAAAAAAGATTTCTATTATTCAGACGGAACTAAACACTCTCGTGGAAAAGTAAAAGGTGCTGAAGGAGAGTGGAAAGAACGCTCCCGCAAGCACCGATATGTGATGATTTTTGATAAGAGTTTAGAACTAAAATGGATTTGATGCTTTAGTATTTTCAGTTCTGATTAATCTGTTATCTATGTACTGCGATGATTTATCATAAGTCATCGCTTTTCTTGTATCATTCAAAACTTGTTGTAGATAGATTGGCTTTAAGACATAAATTGTTCTCTTTTCTTCATTATTTTTAATTTCATATTCATAATTGCTTACACCAACAACAGGATTCAATGTTGCTGTTGGAAGACTTGGATTTGGAATTGTAAAGTTTGCATCAACCACTTTACCTGCAGGTAGAATTAATCTGTTTTGAGAGTCTTTAACTTCAGTAGTTTCATAATGGTGAATTGCATTTAAATCATTACCATACTTTTCATAAGAATAATCATAGATATCTTTACTTGATAGTGGCCATTCATCTCTAATGCGAGTAATTCCAGCACTTACAATGACTACCCAGTCATATTGAGAACTACCATAGAGTTCTTCTGCTACTGTTTCTGGACGAGCACCATCAACAATCTGATACTTATCAAAGATTGTGAAGACATTTTGCAAGTCATCACGAAGTTTAACTCTACGAAAGAGATTTTTTACAGTTAGATATTGATCTGATGATTGACTATCAGACAAGAATGATTGATATTCTAGATTTGGCAGTTCTCTAAAGTAAGTCATTAGTATCCTACTCCATCTCTTCCGATACCAGATTCGTAATCTTCTGCATAAATTGGTGTGAGTTCTTTAAATGTAAGACTCATTCTCATATGTGTTGGTGTAGCATCTGGATAAGTTGCATATGTTCCAGATGCAGCATAGTCAACTGACATTCCGAGCAACGCACAAACTTTAAATCGATTTAAAAATGGATGATCTCGATTACCACTTTTGTACGTAATTTTGAAAACATTTGGCGATTTCAGAAACAACCCAGCACCAGATCCAAATGCAGCGTTTCCTTTTTTTGCTGAACTGTGATATTTAAATAACCTGATAATTTTTTTAATTTCTTGACCTTCATCTTTAGATCTGGGAACTAAATCATATGCAAATGAAAATTCTGGTCTGATTGAAATTCCACTGAAAAGAAGTTCTAAATTTTGATTTGCAACAATTCCAGTTTGTCTTCTTACAAAGGATGAACTATTATCTGATCCTAATAAAGCTTTAGCAGCAAAACCAGCAGCGCCAGCAGCAATTGCATCTTGACCCAAACCAGTCTTAGCAAATTCACCTATATTTGATGCACCTTTTAAAACTTTATCAACAAGATTTTTTGTGTTTCCTGAAAAAGCATTTTTAACTACCTCTGCTCCCAATCCACCTATTGCTGCTTGAATAGGATTTAATTGGTCAGCACCCCAGCTTACAGAATTGCTATCTTGAAGATTGTCTGGAATGGGAAGAAAAATTGTATCTAAAATATCCTTAACACCTACGTTTGCATAAGTTTGATCTGATGTATTCAAAGCAAAAGAACCTGGTTGATTACCAAGACCAGGTGGTTTATACTCTAGAATATCAATTTTTAAATAATCATCAGAATCAGTAAGTTTTTTAAGCGGATATCTTAAAGCTGGTTTCGCTTCCATTTATGTTTTCTAATTATTTAGTTCTAATATTGCCAAAAGGCAGTCTCTGCAAATCTAGTATTTCTTCTTTATAAACCTCATACATTCCGCCAGCAACCTCATCCCAAGTGTATTGTCTAGATTCTCCCCAATGATAATTGAGACCTTTAAATCCCCATTTATAAACGTCAGTTACAGCAACTAATGGGTTTTGATCATATCTCATACCTGTAGTTTTAGCATTATAAACAAAAATATAAAACTTACCAGCAACTGGTGGAGTTCTAGTTTCCTTTAATACATTCATTAGTTCAATCATCAAATCATCAGCAGACTCTGTTCCGATTAGTCTTTTGACCAATGGAGCAATCCGATTTATTTTTCCTCTATCCCTGAGAGATTTTCTAGGCATTATTTAATGTTTAATTCTATTTCGGTAATGATCTTAAACTCATATCCTCTATCTGCACACCATTCTTTTGCTGCTTCCCACTTTGATTGATTTTTAGCATACTCATAAACCTCACTGATATACTTTTTAGTTTGTCGTTGAGGTTTGACTGGAGGTAAAGTTTGCCTTTTTGGTTTAATTTCAATCATATACTTTTTAATCGCTCCACTACTTT